TATTATGGGGACAGTCCATACATCTGGCGGCTTGTCGTTGTTCTTGAGGTACATCAGGGGCTGGTGTACGAGTATCTGCTGACCAACAAATAGGTAGCGTCAACTTGTCTGGATCGTAGTCCCCCTCGTAGTATGAACGAGATATGTTAGCGGCGTTGACTACAACCACGTTATATTCGTCATCATCTACTAGAACTTCGTCTTCACCGAAACACTCAGTAAACAACCTATCACGTATGCTTATACGCTTCATAGATCTTGGTCTAACTCATCTTCCGGTGCAACACTGTCACCTTTTTCGGCAGATAATGCGGCGGTGACATCTTCGATACAAAACCGATACGTGTTGTTCACACGTATGTAAGTGTTTTCTGGTATGTTTTTGTTCCTAACCCAACCACGCACGGTAGATATAGATACGTGCAAATGATTAGCTAGTTTCTCGATTGGTACGTAAGGTCCACTCATTATTTTTTCCTAACAGAAATCATGTATTCACTATCCACGTTTAGCCCCGGTGGAACACATTCGGGGTTTTCTTCTAGGAATTGTTTTACGTTACCTTGATTAAGTCGCTTCTCGAAAAACTCTGGTATGTCATGCTCTCTTACGAAATCATACATGGACTCCCAGTCGCTAGTCCAATAGCGGGTCTTGACTGTTCTGTAAAACAACCCTTCAGAAGTTCGCACACTCTCCACATCGTGTTCTTTACAATGGTTCAAGAGTGCTTGCTTTACGGTGTCCTGTTGGTCTTTCAGTTCACCGTCTTTCTCCTTGAACTCAGCAGATAATTCATTCCGCTTCGCTTTTATTTTTAGGTAAACCTTAGTTAGCTTGTCTAGTTCACCACTCATTTTGCACCTCCAAATCTTTGTAGGGAGTGCAATTTAGTATCAGAAAATATTTTAGTCAAGTAGTTTGTTGTATAAATCTACAATTTGGGAGTGAACGTCTATTTTACTATCTAATAAACGGTAAACGTGTTTCTCTACGAGGGAGCCTTGTAGTTGCACAACGGTGCATTTGTGTTTCTGCCCTGTACGATGTACACGGGCGTTGGCTTGAGCGTAAGTTTCGAGTGAACTCGTTGGACCCCACCAAACCACGGTATTTGCGGCGGTGAGTGTTACCCCATGTGCGGCAGCGGCTGGTTGTATAATAAGCACTTGAGGGTCTTTTTGTTCTTGGAACGCTTTAAATATATTGGTTCGGTTACCTACCGATACGTCCCCTTGTATGACAGCGTTACTTATACCATCAGAGGTAAGTTTGCTTGATAGCACGCTGATCGCGTGTTTGAAGGGTACAAACACAAGCACCTTTTTACTAGATTCGTCTATAACTTCACGAAGAACCCTATACCTGTGTTTTATATCAAACTCTAGCGTGTCGCCCTTATCGGTATAGATTGCGCCACAAGATATCTGCAACAACTTGTTCATGTTAACCGCCGCATTTACTGCGGTTATTTCTTCTCCCGCTGCTTGAACCACCATACGATTCCGTAATTCCTTGTAGTATTTTTTCTGTTGGCGGGTTAATTCGACCTCTCGTTTGGTATAAATCATGTCTGGAAGATCTAAACAGTCTTCTTTGGTATACCGTATGGCAGGTTGTAGTGCGTTAAACACGGTATCCACGGCGCTGTCTTTGGGTATCCACTTGAAGTTAGAAACCTTGTACATCACCATATCTCGGAACGAACCGAAGAAACGTGGTACCTCTGTTGGATTTACAAGTTTAGCTAGTCCGTAGGCATCCAATGGACTTTGTGCGGCGGGGGTTCCCGTCATCATCCATAACCACATGTTTGGTTTGAGTATTTTGTTTAGTGTTTTCCATCGTGTAGTCTGAGCGTTTTTATAGTGGGTGGCTTCATCAACAATTATTAAATCAAACCCACCGTTAACTATGTCATCCGCAACTATGCTGACACCATCGTAATTAATTATGATGTACTCTGCGCCACTATTTATTATTTTACGGCGTTTATCAGCAGAGCCATACGCTATATCTACACTTCTGTGCATAGCAAAACTAAACAAGTCACTACGCCATGCGCTGTCCATAATCGAAAGTGGACAGATAACTAACACTCGCTTTATGGCTCCCTGCTTCATCAAAAAGTCTGAAGCCCATATAGCCGATGCTGTTTTACCGGTGCCTTGTTCGTTGAAACAGAACGCCTTACGGTTCATCGTAAGAAACGCCGATGTATCTTTTTGGTGTTCAAAAGGTTTATGTTGACCAGGCCAATCGTACTGTCCCTTTATAGGTGATGGCACGTTTATGTTTAAATTTTTTAGGGTGTGACTTTCCGCAACGCCCCATTTAACAAGCACGTTATTAGCGTCAACCTTATGGCTTTTAGGTATGGCTGTTGTAACTTGCTTCGGATGACGTAGCTTTAACAGCAACGCCTTGTTATCAATAATCTGCAAGACTGTTCTCCTAGTCTTATGCTTTTTGTTTTTTCTTCCCGTTGTTTGCGCGGTTTTTGCTGGGGTCCATCAATCTATACCCATCCGCATTGGTGCCACCGTTACGTAAAGGCTTGTTATGACTTATATCTTTTCCTTTACGATTAACACCCTTTTTATCTAATTCACGTCTGGCCCGTTGTCTTTCCATACGGTTTGCGTGTTCGCCACGTTTCTTCTGTAGCTCGTACTCACGTTTATATGGGCGAGGTGATTTTGTGTAAGCCATCAATTTCTCCCGTTATGAGCGCACTCTAAGACTGCACAGTGTCTTTTACATAGACCACTAGGGCGCGGATTCCAAACATCGTTATTTTCAGCCGCTTCCATCTTACCATAGTTTGTTAGCCATTTATCCCAAAGTCGCGCCTCATCAGCTTTATGGTAAGTATCTTTTATAAGGTTCTTAGATACTACAAACAATAGTCCCGCTCGTATCTCTTCTACCTCTGGAAAGTGTTTGAAGATAGATAAAGCCATAAGTTCTAACTGACCCTTGTCAGCGTACCTTGCAGACTTACCTGTTTTATAATCTACCACCCACGCTAGATCGTCGTTCAGTATTACAAGATCGGCTATGCCTCGAAACCAAACGTCTTTGTCAAAAAACTCACAAGGTTCCAAATCTCTAGTCAAGCCAAACTTGTACTCACACAACTTGCTTCCTTGTTTCGCCTGTAGTTTATCTAACGCGCCGACCGCATAGTCGAATTGTTTCGGCATAGGTTTAAATTCTTTTATGTATTCCTCTGCCGCCGAATGAAAATGAGTGCCATACAGCATGGCTTCAGTCTCGGTCTCTTCGTATTCTTTGAGGATTTTCATATGGTAGAACTGCTTCGGGCATTGCTCGAAGGCTTTAATCTTACTAAAAGACCACGGAGCCACACTCATTTATATGCGTTTACCTTCATCTTCAAATGTGGGGACTGCATAACAACCTATTTGCTCCACCACTATCTCCTGTGGCGCGTATGATTTCACCGCAAACTCATATATTGCGGGGAAGTTGTAGTGGATATGACCCATACATTCTCCAAGAGTGTTAAATATTATCTTGTTTTCCCCGTTTCTCTCAATGAATAACATACTGTTTTCCGTAGAGTTAGGGGACGTAAAAGATATAAATATGGCAATCAGAAATTTCACTCACAATCTCCGTAAGATTTACCTACCCCTGATTCACAATCAATAGGTAGATCCGCCGCCCACTGAGGTATCATACGCATACAAGTTTCCACGTAATTTTGAGCGTCGGTTACTTCCTCATCTGGCACACAGCATACTATAGAATCATGGACGGTTAAAACAACTTTGTACTTCTTGGCTACTTCCAACATTTGATAACCAATAATGCACCTAGCCAATGCTTGGCATACATTCTCTATGACCTTACCGCCATAAATACGAGTGCGCCCTCGCCGTGTCTTATATGTGTATTCAATACCCATTTCGCCTTGTTCGCCAGATAAATCTTCGTATCTCAGTAACATACCAGATGGCAGCTCGAGTCCGCACTTATCTACATTAACCTGTAACAAGTTGTTACGCCCTAAAGGTAGTGCGTCACCACGAGAGAGATACACCAAAGTATTCTGCGCGGCTTTCCACAGATTATAGATATCTCTGTTGGCTTCTCTGTAAATCTTTATGACCCGTGCCGCTTCTGATTCACTTATTTCCGTACCAAAATTCTTTAATTGTTCACGGAACCTAACCGCCCCCATACCATAACCAGCCCCAAGTATGGTGGTCTTACCAACAAACCGTTGCTCTGGGGTAACTTCTTCCTCTTCAACCCCGTATATACGGGACGCCATCTTGACATATACGTCCTCATCATTGGCAAATGCGCTCACTAAGTCTTCTTGTTCGGCAAGCCAAGCAAGCACACGTGCCTCTATCTGTGAGGAATCAGCTTCTATTAGGGTGTATCCTTCGGGGGCCACGATGCTCTTTTTTAATTTCTTAGCGGCAACACCGCGACTCGGTAAGTTCTGAAGGTTGATCTTATCATCACCGCCCCATCTACCCGTGTGCGCGGCATAGTATTTTACCGGTACGGGTAGTAGTCCACGCTTCGATATATCTATAAACCGTTGCGTCCTAGTCTCTTCCAACGTGCTTTTGTTACCAAGCCTAGCGGCTACCAACGCTTGCACCTTTGGATTATCGTGATCGGCAAGAGATTTAAAATCTTCGTCTGTTTTGGCAAAGGCGAATGTTTCTTTACCTGTGGTAGGGCTTATCTTCATGGGTGGCGCTACCCCCAAACCTTTTAGTAGGGCAGCAAATTTGGCATTACTCATAAGGTCTTGCTTGTCCACCCCGGCGGAATAAAGTAGCTTATCCTTGTAGTCACGTGTTTCCACAAGATGTTGTTCTAGTAACCCAAGATCTAAATCTAACGTGGGTTCAACAAACATACGCAGACTAAGGTCTATCAGCTTTAGTTCCTCCCTAGGGAACGTAGGGGCAAATACCTTAAACAAATCGTATGTAAGTTCTACGTCGTTGACGCAGTAATCTCCGTACCTAGAGAGTTCTTCTGACGTGAAGTCTACTCGTCGCTTCCCAAGAGCATCTAATACTTCTGTACCTTTAGCCCCGAGAGAG